ACGCGACCGACTGGACGGCGTCGGTGACGACGCAATCCGATTTTCAATACATGAACGAAGAGTTCGGCCCGGTGACGGGCGTCGTCGGCGGCGAATTTTTGGTGGTCTTCCAAGACCGCGCAATCACGCGGGCGGACTATGTCGGCCCGCCGACCATCTGGAACTTCGACGAAGTGTCGTCGAACCTTGGCTGTTCGGTGCCGAACTCGATCGTGCAACGCGGGCAAGATATTTATTTCTTGTCGTCGGAAGATTTCTACGTCTTCACGGCGTCTGGCGTTCGTCCGTTAGGCGCGCAGCGTGTGGCGAAGTGGTTTTACAGCAACTTCAACCAGACCTATCAGCACCGCATGTCTTCCGCCGTTGACCCGATCAACTCGTTGATCATCTGGTCATTTCCGAGCAATAGCTCCGCAAACGGCACGCCGGACACGATGATTATTTATAACTGGGTGCTCGACCGTTGGGCTTACGCGTCGTTCAGCCACGAGATGATCTACCGATCCCTTTCGAAAAGTTACACCCTCGAAGGGCTCGACGACGTGAGCGCGAGTATTGAGAACCTCGCCCTGAGCCTTGATAGCCGGGCCTGGGCCGGGGGCAAGCTTCTGCTTTCGGCATTCGACACAAGCAACCAGTTAGCGTTCTTCACGGGGACGTCACTTACAGCCCGTTTTGATACGGGCGACTTTACGCCGCGTAATGGCCAGACGTCGGTTCTGCTCCGCGCGCGGCCGATCGTCGACGGCTCGAGTGCCACAATTACGGTCCAGCACGGCGCGAGGCAGAAGCCGACCGACACGGTATCTTTGGGGTCGGCGTTAAGCCCCAACGCGACGACGGGGAACGTCTTTATTCGAGAAAAAGGCAGGTATCATCGCCTACGTTTTAATGTGGCGGGCGGTTTCGACTTCGCTCAAGGTTTTGAGGCGGATTATTTGGTCCGAGGCCATCGATGAGGCCCGTACCTCCGACATACCGCGACGAGATGGCGCACCGTCGTCTCATAGCGAATGCCCTGCGTGAGTTGGCGAACGGAAAAGTTGACAGTGTCTCCTCGGTGACGCTTACGGCGAACCAGGCGACCACTGCGGTCACGGATACCCGCGTCGGCCCTGACAGCGTAATTTTGTTTTCGGAGGAGACGGCCAACGCCGCCGCGGAGAGGGCGGCGGGCGGCATGTACGTTTCCTCGAAGGGTGATCAGGCGTTCACCATAACCCACGCGAACAACGCGCAGACGGATAGAACATTCGGATATGTCGTCTTTGGTTGAAGACTTCAATAAATCGTGGCCGCACCTCAAGAAGGCGCTGCGCTACACCGGCGGGACGCACACGAAGAGAGACATCTTCGACGGCGTGGCCACCGGCGACTTCCAACTTTGGCCCGGCTTCCGATCGGCCGCGTTAACAGAGGTAGTGAAATATCCCCAGATGCGGGCCGTGCGGATTTTTTTAGCCGGCGGCCAGTTGGATGAATTGAAAAAAGTGGAGAGGCGCATCTGCGCGTGGGCGACCGAGATCGGCGCGACGCGCGTTGAGATTGCCGGCCGCCGTGGCTGGCTCCGCTCTCTGGACGAGTACCAAGAAAGCTGCACTTGGATGCACAAGGAGTTACCGAGCGATGAGTAAAGGCGGCGGCACGAGAGAACGCACGGAGGTCGCGACGACTAAGACCGACCCGTGGGGGCCCCAGCAAGAGTATTTGAAAGACGTCTTCAGCGAAGCGCAGAACGTCTATCAGAGCGGGTCACCCAAGTATTACGAGGGCGACACTGTCGTCGATTACTCGCCCCAGACCGAGCAGTCGCTGAACATGATTGAGAACCGCGCCCTGGCGGGGTCTCCCATCACGCAGCAAGCTCAAAACAATTACCAGCAAACGCTGAGCGGAAATTATCTGTCGGGCAACCCATTCTTCCAAGGCGCCTTCGAGGCCCAGGTTCGGCCGGCGGTCGAGCAATACACGCAGCAAATTGCCCCCGGCATCGACGGCAACTTCAACGCGGCGGGCCGCCTTGGCTCTAATGCGTACGCCACGGCTCGTAACACGGCCGACGATACGTTTGCTCGGGCGTTGTCGGATACGGCGGGTAAGTTAGCGTTCCAAAATTATGGCATGGAACGCGGCGCTCAGAACGCGGCGATGATGAACGCGCCGGCTTACGCCGCGACGGACTACAACGACGCCTTGCGCCTCGCCACGGTAGGTGGTGCTCGAGAGCAGAAACAAGCCGAGTACATGCAAGCCGACCGAGATAAGTGGGACTTCAACGAAATGGCTCCGTGGGAGCGTCTCGGCCGTTACGGCGCCCTTGTTGCGGGCGGGAACTTTGGCGGCACTTCGACGTCGTCTCAGCCGATTTACAGTAACACGGCGTCGGGGATTCTCGGCGGCGGCATGATGGGCGCGGGCGTCGCGCAGATGGCGGGTGTGAACCCACTATATGGCGCGATTGGCGGCGGTCTTCTCGGGGCTTGGGGGTAAGATATGTTCGGAAAAAGTCCCTTTGCTAATCTGCTCACGCAGGCGCAGCAGCAGAACGCAGGCTGGAATTCTATGATCCCCGCCGGCGCCGCCCTGCTGGCGAACAGCGGCTGGTCGAGAACCCCCCGCACGTTAGGCCAAGGGTTAGGCGCGGCGGGCCAGGCGTTCAGCCAGGCGTATAATCAAAACGCCATGCAAACCGTGCAGGCCGACGAGATGCTTCGCCAGCGCGCCGCCGCCCAGACGGCCGCGCAGCAAGCTGCCCAAAAACATGCCGCGTGGCAAAAAGAGCAAGCGCTCAAAATGCAAGAGATCGCAGGCATGAAGGCGTGGTGGCAAAAACGTGGCGGAGACCCGAACACCCCCCTAAGCGAGATCAAGGCGTCCATAGACCACGAACGTGCCCTGCGCCTAGAGGAGGCCAAGGCCGGCCTGAAGGCGCAGTCTACTATTGGCAAGTTGGTGGCGGACAGAGACGCCGGCCGCATCACCGAAGAGGAGTTCCAGATCGGCGTCGCCGCGGCCAAGAAACCCCTCGTCGACATGACCGCAAACCCCATGAAGGAACTGGACGCGAAGTGGGTCAGCGAAAACCAAGCGAAATGGAACGACGCCAGCGAGGCCGGCCTCGACGCCGACCAAGGTTTGGCGGATATTGAGAACATGCTCGGCAACGGTATGAAGACCGGCGGCGGGCAGACGATTTTGAACACCACTGCGAAGTGGGCCCAGAATGTTCTCGGCCTCGACGTCGATCTTACCAACGCCGCGTCGGCGGAAAAGCTGACGTCGACGGTGAACCAACTTATCGCGCCCAAGGTCAAACTTCTCGGCGTCAACCCGACCGACCGAGACTTGCAATTTATCCAGGAGATTTTCCCCTCTATCAGTAACACCCTCGAGGGGAACCTTTACGTTTCGCGGATCCTTCGGCGTCGGGGGCAACGCGACAGAGCTATTGCGGCGGCGGTCAATAGAGTGCGCAACGATCCCACGTACGCGCGTGACCCCGGCGCCATGCGCGTGGCTATGCGTAATGCCGCGTCCGAGATCATGGCAAGCTACCCGGCGATCACTGACCAGGAACGGCAGGCGATCGCCCGTATTGCCCGCGGCGCGTCCGGCGGCGATGCCGGCCTGCCGGCACTCAAACCGCTCCCTGGCTCCGAAGGGACAGGTAACTAATGGCTGAGAAACTTCCCGACGATGGGCCGAAGATGGAGTTCCCGGACCTGCCCGAGATGTCCGAAGTTGACATCGGCTTTTGGGAAAGCGCCATCCCCAACTTGATGATGGGACTTACTGTTGACCCGGTCGAGAAGGCGCGCGTCATCCAAACGCAGTTTAAGGATGACGACCGCCTCGGCGAGGTCGGCGTGGACAAGTTCGGCAACCCCGTCATCACATGGAAGGGCGAGCGCTTCTATGTGAACAAGCCCGGCCTGTCTATGACAGACGCCACTGACTTGGTAGCCCAAGGGACGCAACTCCTTCCCGCGGCGAAGTACGCCGGCGGGGGGCTTTCTCTTGTGGGCAAGGGCGTGCGTGGCTTGATGTCTTACGGCGCGACGAGCGCGGCGCAGCAACAAGGTGTTCGCGCGGCCGGGGGCAAGCAGTACGTCGACCCAACGCAAATGGGCGTTGAGGCGGCTACAGGCGCCGTCACTGAGATGGCTATGCCCGTCGTCGGAAAATACGTCCTCGACCCCGTCATGGATCCGATCACGAAGCGTTTTATTGACCCCGCGATCGACGCGGTGAAGGGCGCATTTACCTCGCAGACGGCTAAAGCCGTCGAGAAAGACGCCGTCGACGAAGTCATCGACGCCGCGCTCAATAAATTGGGGGAGGCGGAGAGCAAGTATCCCCTGACGCAGGGGCAGCGCTCGCGAGATCCGAAGCAGTTGGCTCGTGAAGATCTCCTTCGAAATACGCCCGAAAGCGCCGGCTCGGCGCAGGTCCGTAATTTCGACCAGCGTCAACTCGACGCCATCAGAGAGGACGCGTCTAAACTCCAGCCGGGGAAAACAGGCTTCGGCGACGACGCAATGCCCGACGTTGGCCAGGAGCTTCAAGGCAGATTGGTGAGCCGTGCGAGGGCGCTTAAAAACCGCGGTGACGCCGTCTACAAGGCGGCCGAAAAGGCGTCTAAGGAGCGCCCCGCCATTTTCACGCCCGCGAGCCTAGATGATATGTATGGGCGGATGCTCGGCGTGATCGACGAGATGGGTATAGAGCCCGAACAACTCGCACAGATGAGCAATCTGAAGCGCGCCACGGACGCCCTCCGAACCCGCATGTCGAACCTCGACGCGGACCCATCCTCTCTCACGTTCGATCGCCTGGAGGGGTTACGTAAATCCCTTTGGGTGGACTACGGCAACGCCGCGCCCAAGTCTCCCGAGGCCAAGGCCGTAAGGGATATGATCGATCGTATGGACGCGTCGGTGGATGACGCGATCACGTCCGGCCTCGTTTCCGGCGACCCGGCCACGGTTGAAATTATCAAGAAGGCGCGCTCCGCGTGGAACAGGTATAAAAGCTTCACGGGCGGGAAGAGGACCGACCCGTCGACGGTTATTATGGAAAAGCTCGTCGACCCGACGCGGAGCACGCCCGAGGAATTGGTGCGGGCTATTTTCGGTGTGTCGAAGATCGATAATAGCGCGCGGGCGCGGAACTTGGTTCGGCGCATCGTGAATGAGTTCGGCAAGGATAGCCCGGAGGTTGCCAAACTTAAAGACGCCTTCCTTTATCGCACCTTCGTGAATACGAAGGGCGAGCTTTCGCGCGAGGCGATCCTTCGCAATGTACGTAAAAACATTCTGCAAACGCGATCGATCGCGGGGGCTCTTTTCTCAGATAAAGAACTGGGCTCTATTCTCGAGCTTGCGCGAAACGTCGCGCCGACAGTGGAGGCGGAGATCCGCCGGAACAACTCCGCGAGCGCGTACACGATTATTGGCGCGTTCCTAGATAAGTACGGCGCCCTCACGGGGCCAATTCGAGACATCTTTAAAACCTTTAAAGACATTCGCGACGCGCAGCGGGCCACCTACGACGCGCCCGTCCTTAAGTCCCGTCCCGGCCTTTCGGCGCCGGCGGCGGGCGTAGGGGCGCCTATGATTGAGGAGAACATGCAGTGAGCATTTTTGATTGGTCGACGACGGCGGGTAACAATACCACCGTCGGATCCATAAACTGGGCGGAAGGTCAAGCCCCATCGACGGTTAACGACAGCGCCCGCGCTGAGATGGCCGACGTCGCAGCATGGCGGGACTTTCTGGGTGGGGCCAAGACCACCAGCGGGACGGATACAATCACGCTCACGTCCGGCATGTCTGTTACTGCGTATGCGGTGGGTCAGATGTTCGTCGCCAAGCTCGGCGGAACAAACACCGGCGCGGCAACGCTCAACATTGACAGCGTGGGGGCGGCTGCGGTTGAGATTAACGGGTCCGCTGTTTCTGCCGGTGATCTGGCAAGCGGGAAATATTACCTGTTCGTCTATGACGGCACTGCGTTTCAGGCAACGCGGCTTTCTGGCGGGGTCAAGGTGTCGAGCGATGATACGACGCCTAGCGATCTGGAAACGAAAGTCTTGGCATCTGGTCTAGTCGGTCTGACAACGCAGAATGGCGGTGGCAATGAAACCCGCACTGTCGACGTTCCTATCGCTTCGCAAGCGCAGGCCGAAGCCGGTACGGACAATGCCACGGCGATGACGCCGCTTCGCGCCGCACAGGCTATTGCCGCGCTGGCGGCATCAGGCTCCGACCAAGTCGCGAGGGATATGGCGGCGTCTGCTCTTGCGTATGTTCTGGCGCAGAACGATGCCACGTCTATCGCGGGTTCTCTTGGTGCCTTCTGGCTCTCCGATGACTTTGAGAGCGACAGCCTCGCGGTCAAGACAAATGCGACCTATGACGCGACGAACGACAAATACCACAATCCGGCGGGTGCTGATACCGGTTCAGCGTCAACGACGTATACGAGCATTCTTGATGCCGATCACGGATCACAAAACTGGGATGATTATTCAATTCGTCAAGTTGTTCCGAACGCATCCATATCTACGAGTGGCGACTGGGTGCGTGTGCAAATTGTTGCACCTGCAACGGGCACTTTTTCGGCTGATAATATTTCAATTGTAGAAAGGTCGGGTTCAACGGCGGATGGCACTGTGGCACCAACAGAGTTGCTGTTCTCGGGAGGCTCAGGCGTGACGGTATCTGGGGGGTCGAGCACGTGGTCGGATTGGACGCAACTGGCGATTGACGAAACCAAAGATTATCTTGCCATTATTGATTTTAACGCAACAAACGACGATGGCCGATACAAAGAATCCACGGGAACGAGTTACTACAAAGCCGCAACAAACAGTTATGCAACGCAGAGTGTTTCCGGCTTTTCGTCGGAAACACGGACTTGGTGCGTCGGTAATATTGAAGTTGCGCCATCCGCAAGCCCAGCCGATATGACGCTGGAACCGAGTGATGCAACACTTACGACAGCCAACCCCACCGATCTTCTCGCTTACTTCGTAATCGACCCCGGCACTGCTGACTTCGATACGAATGGGGATGCTGGTGCGGGTGATGACATCATCGGCAAGATGTCCATCGATAGCGGGGCCACTCTTGCAACAGGTACATGGACAAAGGTCGGCGATATTGGATCGAGTGGTGAGGAACTATGGCGTCTTGAGGCTGACGTCTCTGGACAGACAGGTTCCGCACTCATGTACCAGATCACAACCCAGAACACCGAGACAGTCGAACTGCATGATTGCGTCGGCGTTGTCGCAATTTACTAAGGAGCAGGAGTATGGCATCAGGTAAACTACAGGCACGGCAATCGCTAGGGCGGGAACGCCCCCTGTCGACAGACGAGTTCGACGCGGCGTGTCTCCTTGCAGACATCATTGAAGCAACCCCAAGCGGTCAAAGAACACAAAGAATGCAGGACCACCTTGATCGCGTTCGCGCAATCGTGTCTGCGAAAATATAAGTAAAATTGGGACAAGGCCCAGTCATGAACCAAAATCGGAAAGAAGGCGACGGTAAAATCTGGTCTGCAATAATGCGGCCACAATTATTGCCGTTGACGCCTACGACTTCACGACAGGATGGTGACGATGCCTGAGTTAGACCATCTTTCCGAAATCATCGGCACGTTGCGGGCGGAGGTAAAGGAAAACCGCCGCCAGCACGATGCATCATTTAAAAAGCTCGACATCATTGACGAGAAAATAACCAAGCTGACGGGCGCGGTTGAAATGCTCGCCGCCGAACACGCGAGTCTAAAAAAAAGGGTGGACCATGACATTGACCCGGTTATCACCGATTACAAGGCGCTAAAGAATAAGGGGCTGGGCGTGATTGGTATCGTCGGCCTCATGGGGACGGGAATCGGGGCAGGGATAATCAAGTTTTTCTACGGAAACTGAGGAGTCTCTCATGCGCTTTCTGCTGGCCGCACTCGCGGCTTTTTTTGTGTCTGCATGCGTAGCGGACGTGCCGCCCGTAACGGAGCAAGTGGCAGAAAGGTGTGGGCATCGCCTCAACTGGTATCCGGGATACAAGGCGGAAATCAGGCAGCGCAACGCAGACCGGGAAGTCCTTGAGCGATACTTAAACGAAGCAGAGACAAAGACATTCAATCAGGCATACAACGAAACCCCGCCGCAGTCTCACAGAACCTCCGCGAATGTGGCGGTCTGGATTGCCCGCGCCGCATTGGACGCGCACCTTGCCCGGCAGACGCCTAACAATTCCATGCCAGCCGGGATTGTGGTCTGGATCGGCGGGGACGGGTGTATCCAAACCAAGGAAATCATTCCGCTCCTGATTATCGAATCCCTGCTTTCCGGCCATCCATACATTCCGGGCGGGCGTGATTCGTGAGGGATGCGGCAATCTTCCTCATCGGGGCGCTGTTCGCCTCGGTTCTCCTGACGGCGTATCACCAGCCAGATCCGTTCATGCCGAGGGTGGTCCTGAAATCATCCGAGGAAATCAACCGCGAGTTCTGCCCGGACGGGGGATGTCTTAACACCGTCGCGCTCTATAACAACGATACGAAAACAATAACGGTCAACGAGAACCTTGACCCGACGAAGGAATACGACCTTTCCGTCCTGTTGCATGAGTTCGTTCACCACCTGCAGAACATCAACGGGCATCGCCGCTCGGATTGTTCCGGGGAGCGTGAGGGGCAGGCATACACGACACAGCGCGCCTTTCTGAAATCTCGCGGGGATAAAGACACCAGCGCGACGATGGGCGTGGACGCATTCACAGAGCTACTTATTTCGCAGTGTCACTATCGTTGAAACTGGACAAGGCCATTACGCATGGCGTTTATCCTAGACCCGAATCTTGAGCAGTTCTCGACGCCTCGGCAGTGGGAAGTGCTAACCGCGCTGACGCAATACGACTCGGAGCGCATCGCCGCCGAAGCGATAGGGTGCAACAGGCGGGTTTTCCATACCGCCAAGCGGGCCGTGGCGCTGAAGGCCGCAATGGCGGGGTATGCTCCCGAATACGACCTGACGCACCAATCCCCGCCCGGATATTCCCTCAAGGGCACGTCAACCCTGTACGGGCCTGACGGTGAAATGAAGGCGCAATGGGTCAAGACGGATCGGGACCGGGAAGCGCAAGAGCAGGCCATGCGGGAAGCCGTCGCGGCGCTTTCCGAAGACATCCCCCGCGCCAAGCCAATCAAGGCCCCCAAGGCCACGATTGACGACCTATGCAATCTCATGGTGCTGACGGACTACCATCTCGGCATGTTGGCGTGGCACCGCGAGACGGGCGAAAACTGGAACATCGACATTGCCGAGGAATTACTCGTCAAGTGCTTCGCTCACATGCTTGCGGTTGCCCCCGACGCAAAGACCGGCATTGTCTGCCAGCTTGGCGACTTCCTCCACTTCGACGGGATACTTTCTGTAACCCCGACCTCCAACCACGTTCTAGACGCCGATTCCAGGTTCGCCAAAATCGTTGCCGTTGCCATTCGTGCGCTGCGGCAGGTCATCGATATGGCCTTGGCGAAACACGAACACGTCCACGTTATCATGGCCGAGGGCAATCACGACATGGCGTCATCTATCTGGCTTCGTCAGATGTTTGCTGCGCTTTATGAGAAAGACCCCCGCGTTACCGTGGAGACAACCCCGCTCCCATATTATGCATATCAGCACGGCGAGACGGCGCTGTTCTTCCATCATGGGCATTTGAAGAAATTCGCCGGTCTGACCTCGTTATTCGCGGCTCAGTTCCCGAAGGTATGGGGCAACACGGTCAAGCGGTACGGACACTGCGGACACCTTCACCACACGCACGTCAAGGAAGATGACGGGATTATCCTGACGCAGCACCAGACCCTTGCGGCAAAGGACGCATACGCGGCCCGAGGGGGCTGGTTTGCCGAGCGGAAAACAAGCTGCATCACGTATCACAAGGAACACGGCCAAGTCGCCGTCAATCACGTAACCCCGGAGATGATTGAGTGAAAGCATCAACCGTATTCGCCACCGCTGCAATGCTTGTTGACGGAGACAGGCGGGAAAGCCACGGCGATCCAAAACAATCCTTCGAGAGAATCGCCGCCCTCTGGTCTGCATATACGGGCGTAACCCTCTCAGCAAGGGACGTGGCCATGATGATGGCGCTCTTAAAGATAGGGCGCACCTGCTACGGCAAAAACAACGATGACGACTATGTGGACGCGGCGGGATATATCGCTATCGCGAGTGAGGTAAACGATGGTTGACTGGTCAAAGGTTAAGCACTTTCGGGAATCAGAATTTATCTGTTCGTGCGGTTGTGGCCGCGCTCACGTAACCCCCGGCCTTGTCATGGCGCTGGATGCCCTCAGAGAGGCCTACGGCAAGCCCATGACGGTCACAAGCGGGTTTAGGTGCGCCAACCACCCCGAGGAACGAGATAAGCCCTCACCGGGCGCGCACGGGCAAGGACGGGCCGCTGATATCGCTACCCCAGACGCAACCAGCAAATACGAATTGAAACGTCACGCCTACGCCCTCGGATTCCTCGGGATCGGGCACGGCAAGACATTTACACATCTGGACGTTGGCCACGATGCGGCGACACGTCCGGCAGACTGGACATATTGATATGGCATTTGGCATTGACGACGCGATAGGCGCTGGCCTCAAGATTATCAACAAGTTCATTCCAGATCCTGCCGAGAAGGCGAAGGCGGAGCAGGAATTACGCACCGACCTGTTGGCGTGGGACGCCGCCCAGAACAAGGTCAACGAGGCGGAGGCAAACACCGGCTCGCTGTTCATTGGCGGCTGGCGCCCTGCAATCGGGTGGTGCTGTGCCATCGCTCTCGGGTTTCAGTACGTTGTTACCCCGCTGGCATTGTGGGGTGGTGATCTGGTCGGGCATCCCCTGCCGAAGCCGCCTGTGCTGGATCAGGTTCTATGGGAGCTTATGTTCGGCATGCTCGGCATGGGCGGGTTGCGGACTTACGAGAAGATCAAGGGCGTGGCCAAGCCGTGAGCGTCATAGACTTCCCCGGAGAAACCAGGCTGGACCTCGACCCCAAGCGCATCTTCGAAACCGCACTTGAACATGATTTTGAATGCGTCCTAGTCGTAGGCTGGAAAGAGGACGGCGATATGTACCTTGCCGGATCGTCTGCGAACGTCATTGAAACGATAGGCACACTTGACATAGCCAAGGCCGCGCTGCTCAAGGATATGGTGGAATGAACATCGCCTTTCTTGCTCTCCTCAGTCGGCTGATTTGTAAATCGGTAGGCAGGTGAGTTCGTATTCCTTACAATCATCCAGTAAGTCCATGTCCTCCTTTGCCCTATCCTCGTCGGCATATGCCCTCAGAACGCCAGACCCCGACCCGTCTCCATAGCGCCAAGATAAAACCCAAATTTCATCCATTCTCATGCCCTCCAAAGGCTCGTTAATCGTCATCTAAAATACTTGCTGCGATGGCTACAGTTACAGCCGTGTCGCGCACATCATCACCGTCAACAGTTCGACGGCGGTTAATCTTTTTGCGGTGAGGGCACTCCACGATCCCGCAACTTCTCCGCATGTACCCGCCGCACCTTGCACATTCCTTCTGCATCAATTACTCCTCCTACCGGGCGTCGGCCTTTGCGCTCTCAGTCCCTACGCAAATATGATTTGGGGACGGGCCGACATAATTCTCCTACTGTGCTCCCTATTGTGCGCCGTCGATTGGCCAGCGGGTTTCCTCGTAAGGCCCAAGGCTCTCGACAAGCGCGTTTAAAAGTTTATGCCCCAGCGTCCCTTCGGGCGTTTCCTGCCCTGCCAATTCCGACATAGCCCAAAGGGTCAGGTCATAGGCCAGCGCCTCACGCTCAGCGATATCGCCCGTGCCCGGCGGATGAGGCGCGACGAATGGGAATACAAATGGGTTGTCGGATAGATTGATCTCGACATCTTCATTGTAGAACCGGGATTCGGGATTGAAGTCGTCGCCGTCAACGAACATCACAAGCTCAACGTCGCTACCGTCTGCAAGCCAGTAATAAGCGTTCTCGTCCGGCGTTATCTCTGCGGCGCGTTTCCATAGAAAATCTGGCATCGTCAAAATCCCTCGTTTTCAGTGCTTCACTCTGTTGTCGCCATATAGGCGGTCAAATTTCTCGTTCGGTGCGCCCTTGCGCCATGCTTCGATTTCATCAAGCCAGTGCTGTTCGCATTGCTCGCAACGGTCCTCGTAGTATTCGATTTCCTCTGCGTTGATCGGCTTCCCGCATTCTCGGCATGGCGCTGTCTCAATCGGTTGCCACGTCATCAGCTATCTCCCTTGGCGCGTTCTGCGAGATTGCGGTTATTACTCACAATCTCCAACTCTGCGACACGCGCCTCTAGGGTGTCGATGCGGTCAAGGTCTAGCGCGTGGCGCAGCCATACCGCCCAGCTAACTTGAACGCCATCTAACATAGGAAACGCGCCTTTGCCAAAACCTCTAGAGATACCGCGGCAGACTTCCAAAAGATACTCGTCTGTAATCCTGTTCATTTCTTACTCCCAAAAGCGTCAGCTTCCATCGGATTATCAGGCCAATCGTTATCGACCACCTGACAGGCTTGCATCCCGTTACAGCAATCCGCTATCCCGGTGCCGTTGCATTCGGGGCAGGGCCCGTGGATTATGAATGGCTCGCGGGTCGTTTTCTCGCCGCTGCCTTGGCAAAATTCACACTTCATGGGCCAAGCTCCCGTAATGACCCTCCGAAACGCCGTGCGACGTGCGCCGATCGATCCGCGCTTGGATCTGCGCCCGGACGGCGCCGGGCACTCCGTCGTATATGAGGACGTTATCTTTGGCGCCGTAATACCCCCTCGACCACACTGATCGAAGGATGCTCAGACCCTTCGCCCCCGTCAGCGCGACGCCCCTCCCGCGAAGGATTCCGCACCAGAATTCGGCGTTTGGGCGTTGGTACACATATTCGCTGTCCGTGGCTAAATCACACCCCCACAGGCCAACGATATCGCCTGGCTTGGTGTATAATGCCGCAAAGGCGAGCATGTACGCGACGGTGCTTTCGAGATACCTACCACCCGACAAGGCGTCGACATCCTCAAAAGGGTACGCGACGCTGTTCGGGATCTCCGGGTCTATGGCCGGCAGTAGCAAGGGCGAATTTTCTGAGGTCATCTCGTTTATGTACGAGATGAGGGCGCCGGGGCGGTCTCCGCACGGATAGAATTTCGCGTTCTTGCGCCAATCCGCGTGAGGCTCGAAATACAGGTCTAGGTGCGGCACGGGGATCCAAGGCATGCCCCAGAAGATCCAACTCGTGTCACCGATGGGTGCCTCGGCGAGGGAGGGGCCCCCGCCGAGGATCGCTATCTTCAAAGGCTCATCTGACATCGTGTTCACCTCCCGTTCTGGTCGGTGAACCAATATGAACCATTTTTGAACCACCCCGCACTGTCCTAGAAAATGGTAAGTGCTTGGTTTTATTGGTCGGAGTGAGAGGATTTGAACCTCCGGCCCCTGCCTCCCGAAGACGGTTATAGCCCATATATTGAGCCTCCTTTCGCCAATCTACGCTATATGCGGTATCTCGTAGCCAATTAAACCAACGTAAAAACGTCTTGTTGGTTCAATGAACCACCCCCGCACTGTCTATAAGTCCAACGCCGCAGCAGCGTCGGTGAGGTGCCCAGGCTGGTGGCGCGCGTATACGCGCTGCGTAACGCTGATGTCGGAGTGCCCCAGGAACGCGGAAATTTGTTCAATGGGGATCCCCCGCTCACACATCCAAACGGCCGCTGTGTGGCGCAGGTCATGAATGTGGACATCTTCCAAGCCGGCGGCTCGGGTGGCCCTTTCGAAGGCGTGGCGGATGTTCTTGATCGGCCGGCCTTCATATTCGACCACATACTCCGACGTGGCCCGACCGCGAGCTTCTTCCAGGATCCCGCGCAGGGTATCAGACATCGGCACGGTGGCGCGCTTCTTGCCGTTGGCTTTTTGCCCCAGCCAGATCTCGTTCTTGTCAAAGCGCACCTGCATCCAAGTTAGCTGCAGAAGGGCCTCCTTCCGTCCAGCCGTGCCTATGGCGAGATGTAAAAAGAGGAACAGATGCTCGGAGCCTGCCTCGTCGAGGAGGCGCTTGAACTCGTCCCGCGTTAGCCAACGGTCGCGGGGCTCAGGCTCGGGCAGGCACTCGACGACGGCGGGCGTTTGGGGGTCATGCCACCGCAAAGCCGCGCGGAGAGTACGCAGTTCCTTATTGATAGTGCCGTCCGCGACGTCACGTCTGCGATGCTCCACGTACTGGCGACAGGTCGCACGGCTCACCTGCTCCGGCTTAAAGCCAGCAAAGAAGGGCGACAGGCGCTTCCACGCGTCGCGCAAACGATAGATATCGACGACACGGTCGGCGCGGTCTTCGAGGTACGCCTCGACGATCGGCCCGACGCGGTCTTCGACTGGGGCAACAAAGGCGTTTACAATTTCACGCGCCTTCCGTTGGGCAGCGTCACGATGTTCGTCTGTTGCGGCGAAGCCGGTAGATAGTCGCCGGCGTTTTCCTCCGGCGTTGAAGCGGGCGCACCATTGGTTTCGGTACGCGACGAGATCGAATGTGTGCATTTTTCAAACTCCAATACATCTGTGTGCGGGATGCGGTAGAGGCGTCCGACCCTAAACGCTGGGAGGTCTCCACGTTCAATCATATTACGGATCGTCTGTGGTGAACACTCCCAGCGTTCGGCCAGGGTGTGCGGCGTAAAAGGTCGGGACGGAGCGATGGGGAGGTCATCGCTCGACGGGGCACACAACCCGTCCATGTTGGAGAGAGGGAGGGGCTCTCGTTCATGACGTCCCATCTATCAACCCCAATTCAAATGGAGTTGATCTTTTTGGAAGTCCGCGAGGACTTTCGCCCGGGCGGGGAGACCGTCAACCAATTCCGAGCGCACAGCCCAGATCCCTGACGTGCTTTGCTCCACCCATACGTGGACGGGGTGCCCAACCTTGAGCCACGCTTGGCGGATCTTACCCGCCAAGGCATCGGCACCTTTACGTGTCGTGTAGTCCGCGTTGAACACTTCTGCGTTCGTGCCTTCGGTGGGGCGGCCTCTAAACTCGGGGTGTTTCATTGAAAAACATCCTTTAATGGAGTGAAGACGATGTAGCCGACCAACATGGCGGCCCAGAAAAAGGCGAAGGCTAGAAACTCACGGATCATCGGTAGAGCCCCCACCGGATATTGGCGAGTGTGCGAGTGCGGTGCTTCACGCCAAAAAATTTCAGAATACGCTTGATCATGACCCGTAGATCTCCTCCGCCTTGCGGTAGAGATCCGCGATCTGCGTCAGGCCGAGTGTGTGACTGACCAGGATCCGGTCGGCCGCCTCCTGCCAAGGTTCCCCTTCGATCTCGACGGCGCGTCGGAGATCGACGACGGCGTTGTAGTACGCCCGGTCAATTTCTGCGTCGTCCATCACTCAACGTTCCCACGCAAGCCGGCGTCGAGCATGCCGTCGACGATCGGGGACAAGTAACGCGGCTCGACAGCAAAAGCTCTGCCGACCATCGGCGCGTCTTCGGGGAGGTGGTCAGCGCACCAGTCTTCGGCGTCGCTGGAAAGGGGCGTCAAGGTCAGGATCGATCCGCCGACGTTGCCCACAAAAAAGTCGTATGCCATATTGGCCTCCGTCTGCTTGGCCCCGCTTCCTGTGTGCAAATAGAAAGGCGGGGCCGGGTTGAAGGGGGAGGGTTCGAGCCCTCCCCCGACTCATTAGAACTCGACGCCGCGGTAACGGTCTTCGCCGAACCCTAAAGCGTTGAGTGTGGCGAGGGTCGCCTTCGCCGACTGAACGATCGGCATAACTTCCCGCTCAAAACCGACGGGGTCGGAATAGTATTTCGCCCGGCTCACGAAATCGGCCATCGTTTGTTCGGCCGTCTCGCCGGGATACCCTGGGTCGGGCTCCGACGTGTCGATGACGTAGAAGCGCTTATACTCTCCAATGATCGGCGGAGTGCGGGTCTCGCAGTTGACGCAGTCATCATAGAACCGCTTCGGAATACGGACGCTCACTTGCTTAAAAGTGTTAGGCGCCGTCTCGACCATTTTTCTGGACTTGCCTTGCATTTTGCTAACTCCCTTAGCGTTGGTTGATGGGGCGTGCGCCCCGTTGGCAATCACCATAATAAGGAGATTTCCTACGTCGTCAACAGAAATTTTCTTACGTTGTGAAAAAAGTTTCGCCGGCGTTTTACGGCCGGCGAGACTTTACATATCGATCGTAATCTTGACTTGGCTTGGATCACAACCCGCCGCTTGGGCGATCCTTTCCTTACTTTGTGCGATCGTCACGGACAAAGCTTGAGGCTCAAACGCTTCTTGTAGTTTATCTAGGGACGACGCAAACGCGGCCGCCTCGTCAGGTAAAAGCTCCGACAGGCTAATCCCCAAGCGCCTCGCCAGATACCGCGCCTCTTTTATAGGTAAGCGCTGCGGCGACCCGCGGTTGATGTACTGCTGCAAGTATGCGGCGTTCTTCCCCAACGACCTAGACAGAGACGCCAAACTTTCTTTGCGATCTTTAACGACGCGCAATAACGCCGACCTTTGTGCGTCCATAATTGTACCCTCCAACAGAATGATAACACGAGAGTAGGAAAAATCCATATCTCTTGTTGACAGCGTAGGAAAATTTCCTTAATCGGAATGCACCTCAACTTTTTATAGCGGGCGCATGTTACTCCTTCCTGACACTCCCAAAAAATTAGCAGACCAGATCGCCGCCTTTCTCGAGCGGTCGCAGATGAGCAAGACGCGCTTCGGCAAGGACATGGCCGGCGACCCAAACCTGGTCGAAGACCTGCGCCGCGGCCGAAACCTGCGTCACTCACTCTTGGTCCGCATCCTGGAAAAAATCAATGCCGAATAGAAACAAACAACGCGGCTATGAGCTCGAGGCGGAGACCGTCAAGCACTGGCAAAGTCTGGGCGTCGAAGCCAAGCGCGTCTTTGCCAGCGGCGCGCACAAGGCGCACCTCGGCGATGAACACGCCGGCGACTTAATGATCGCCGGCTTCTGCGTCGAAGCCAAACGTAAAAAGTCGGGCTTCAAGTTCCTCTATGACGCACTAGCCCAGGATGACGGCATTAGTGACATGCTCGTCCTCAAACAGGATCGGCACGCGCGCCTTTATGTGCTGCGCGAGGAAACACTCGAAGCTCTCTTTAGACAGGCGGGGGTGATCCGTGGGTAAGCGTTCATCTTTTGCACGTAAGGAGCGCGATTTTTACCCGACGCCTTACGAAGCTGTTTTGCCGCTGCTCCCGCATTTACCCCCCGCGCTCGTTTACGATGAGCCTTGCGCCGGGGAAGGCGACTTGATTCGCCACTTACAAAAAGCCGGCCACCGTGTCGACGCGCACTATGACCTGGCAGAGGGCTTCGACGCCCGAGCCATCCAACAGTGCTACGGGGCGATGTTCATTACGAACCCACCCTGGCCGGTAACACGCGGCGAGCCGACGCTGTCGATCGCCAAGCACCTGTCAGAGCTCGCGCCAACGTGGTTACTCCTTAGCGCCGACTTTTGTCACAACCTGTATTTCGCAGAGATTGCCCCGCGATGCCAAAAAATTGTCAGCGTGGGCCGAGTGTCTTGGGAAGGTAATGGCACCAAGGGCAAGGACAACTGCGCCTGGTATCTCTTCGACTTGGCGCACAAAGGCCCCACTGAATTTTATGGACGCTCTAAATGAGCACGACGGAATGCAGGTGGATACCCGTGTCCGATGTTGACCGTATCGCCGCGCATATTGCTGAAGGTTGGAGCGTCGTCCCCGACGTCGGCCACCACGGCTTCTATTCAATCTTGTTAACTCGGGAAGAAAGGAAAAAAGATGAAGCAAGCAATGAAGGAGACCAGCGGTAAGGCTGAGTTCTCTTTGCTCGTCGAAGACTTCGTTGAGGAAATGGTGCGCGTACGTGAATTCGGCGCACAAAAATATGCTAAATGGGACTGGATGCACGGCAGGGAGTGGACCGACTACTCGGACGCTTTACGCAGGCATCTGAAAGCTTTTTTGAGCGGTGAAAGTTGCGCCCCCGACAGCAAATGCCACCACATGGCGCACATCGCCGTCACGGCGATGTTCCTCTTCTGGTTCGATCGCATGGGCCGCGGCGTTGACAACCGCCCCGGCGTTATGGCCGAACGCATCCTCGAACTTCTTAAAGAGCAGGACGAGCGAGAGGTGGCAGGCGACAGCTACTACGACCACCTGACGAGTGCCGTACGATGACGGCGCCGAAGCTTCACGAAGAGAACGCCCAACTGAGAGTTGAGACGTTCGAGGGGCAGCCCGCGATCGTCGTCCGGTCTGTCTTCGATAAGCAAACGCACGTCATGACAAAGGAACACGCCAAGGCCATCGCGCTGGCGTTATGGAAGGCAGCGCAATGATTGACCTCTTTCCGTACCAAGAGGAGGGCGTGCGCTTCCTGCGCGCACGGAAGGCCGCCCTCCTCGCTGACGTGCCCGGCCTGGGTAAAGGCATCCAGGCGGCGGCAGCGTCGGCGCATGACCGAGACGTGCTCTACCTTTGCCCGGCGTCCCTGTGCGAAGACGTGCGCCGTAAATACGAATACTTCGACCGCAAGATGCACGTTGTGCGCGGCGGTCGCACAGACATCTCGAAGCATGCCGGCTTGATAATGTCATACGACACGGCGCGACGTGACGCGTTGGCGTCACAGATTATGGCGCGGCGTTGGGACATCCTGATTTGCGACGAGAGCCATTACTTAAAGTCTCCCGCATCCCTTCGCGCTAAGAAGGTTTTAGGGAACGCCAAAGAGCCCGGCTTCGCGTCAATGGCGGAGCGTGTCTGGCTGATGACGGGTACGCCTGTCCTGTCCCACGTCGGTGAACTTTGGACTGCCCTCCAAGCCGTCCGGCCGGATCTCGTCGACGGCATGTCTTACCAAAAATTCGTGCAGCATTACTGCGTGACGAAGAGGCACCCACGCTATGGCCTGCGCGTGCTCTTTCACAAGCAAGGCCCCGTCAAAAGTCTCCGCGCACGTCTCGACGAAGACTTCATGCTGCGACGCCTCAAGCGGGACGTGCTTTCGGAACTGCCTCCCATGCGCGTCGAGCCGTTGTACGTTCAGGCTACGATTCAAGACGTCGACGAAGACGCTGTTATGGACGCCGTAGAGGAGGGCGCCGAGAAGGCTATCTCGACCGTGCGGCACGACACGGAACTCGCCAAGGTCAACGTCGTGTCGGACATCGTCCGGGAAGAGTTCGACGCCGGCGAGATTAAGAAGCTGATCATCTTCGCGCATCATCACGACACGATCGACGCCTTGAAGGATCGCCTAAAGAAGTACCGCGCCGCCGTCCTGCATGGCGGCCTGACGCCTGAGAAGAAACAGGAAGCCGTCGACGCCTTTACGTCTGGGCGCTGCCAGATCCTGATCGCGCAAACCATCGCCGGCGGCGTTGGTTTCACCTTGCACTGCGACGGCGCATGCACGGACGTTCTATTCATGTCCCTGGACTTCACGCCGGCGAATAACAAGCAGGCCATGATGCGTATTCACCGCATCGGCCAACCCAATGCATGCCTGGCGCGTTACGCCGTCGCCTCGGGCACAATCGACGAGCGCGTGAACTACGTACTCGCACAAAAACTCAAACGCATCATGGATGTTATGGAGGAAGAATGAGCGCGCACGCAAAGCTCTCCCCGTCCGCTCGCCACCGTTGGACGAAATCCGCCTGCCCCGCGTCGGCGAGCTTAGAGCCACAATACCCCGACAAGTCCTCCCCCGCCGCGGAGCGAGGCACGTACCTGCACGCTGTGGCGGAGGCCCTTCTCAAGGGCTCATACAAGTTCGCAAGCCAATGGAACATGACGGACGCGGCGTGGATTGAAGGCCAAGAGCCGCCCACGGATCAGGAGTTGAACGCTGTCCAGATCTACCTCGACACGATCTATAACGACCAGGCAAAATATGGCGGTGATCTGCATATCGAACGGCGCGTCTTTATTGCCGACGAGCACTGGGGGACGGCCGACGCGATCCTGATCTCGCCGAAGGCTCTGCGTGGTTACGACTTCAAGTCCGGCTCGGGCGTCTACGTCCCCGAAGATAGCCTGCAAGGCCAGTCGTATATCTCCGGCGCCGCAAAGATGATCAACGACCTCGACGCGATCGAAACTTTCGAATTTGTGATCGTGCAGCCCCTCTTCGCGGGAGCGGAGCCGGTGCGACGTCACACCTTCGACCGGGCGACCTTCGACCAATACGAACGGCGTATCGAAGAAGACGTCGCCGAAGCCCTTTCCGAAAACCCAACGCTGCGTGCGGGCCGTTGGTGCCAATGGTGCAAGCACGCGCACAACTGCGAGGCATTGAGAAACATGGCGCAAGAAGCGGCAAAGACTGAATTCGACGACGATACCAGTGAGATGGATTTCAGCGAGATGCTCACCCTCGCGGACGTCGTCGAGACGTGGGTCAAGGAAGTGCGCGCGCACGCCTATGGCCTCGCCATGGAGGGCGCGACGATTCCTGGATACAAGCTCGTGGAGGGGCGCAAGACGCGCAAATGGAAGGACGAAGTTAAGGCGGCGAAGATCCTACGCAATCACGACGTCGACCCACACGAGCACAAAATGCTGTCGCCGGCCAAGGCTGAGAAAGCCCTCGGCGCGCATGGAAAAAAGGTCATCCAAGATTTGGTGACCTCAGAGGCCAGTGGCTTGTCCCTGGTGCCGGATACCGACCGACGTCCGGCCGCGAAACTCGACGCGTCGGTCGACTTTGAGTGACATGGAAAAAAGGAGTTAAGTGCATGTCCGATTCTATCCCAAACGTGGCGTCAAAGCGCCAAGGTACTAAGGTTTGGACGCCAACTTTCCGCGGTGGCTTCGTGAACCTCCTTAAACCGAAGCAGATCCCCGGCACTGATCAAGAGCCGTCTTATTCCCTGATGATGCTTTTCTCTGGTGACGCGGATCTCTCGCACATGCGCCAAGCTATGATCGACGCGGCCAAAGAGAAGTGGGGCGACAACGCTAAGAAGATCGTCGAAAGCCCCAAGTTCAAGGATCCCTTCAAAGACCAGGGCGACCAAGTCAACAAGCAGGGCGAACTTTACGCGGGCATGACCGCCGGCGCCATGTGCGTGCAGGCGTCTTGCAAGCAATCCTTCGGCCGGCCCGGCGTTGTCGACCTGGAAGGCAACGATTTGATCGACGCGGACGACGTCTATAGCGGCGCATACTATCGTGCCACTGTGAAAGCTTACGCGTGGGAACACCCTACGGGTGGTAAGGGCGTCAGCTTCGGCCTTCAAAACGTCCAAAAACTCGCCGAAGGTGAAAAGCTGGGCGGTGGTCGGTCGGGCGTCGACGAAGACTTTGAGCCCGTCGCGGGCAGTGAATCCGCGGGTAGCGACTGGGACGACTGATCTCCGAATGACCCCCTAAAACTAGGCGCCGGTCTGAATTGGACCTCTGGCCGGCGCCAATCTTTTTAAGCCAAGGGAGATCAGTCGAATGCATGCTACCATCACGCATATAGATTTCGAAACAAAAAGCGCCGCGGACCTCCGCAAGACGGGCGCACATAAATACGCCGCGCATCACACGACGGGCATCTGGTGCCTCGCTTACGCCTTCGACGACGAGGAAGTCCATATATGGACCCCCGACAGGGAAGACCCCGAAGACCTTCTCGCGCACGTCGCCTCGGGAGGGACGATCGCCGCACACAACGCGGCCTTTGAATTAGCCGTCTGGCGGCATGTCCTTACCGACCGCCTGGGTTGGCCGGAACTGCGCGCGGATCAATGCCAATGCACTATGGCGAAAGCCCTATCGCTCGGCCTGCCGGCGTCCCTTGACGGCGCCGCCAAGGCCGTCCAGTTGCCCGTTAAAAAAGATAAGGACGGCGCTTACTTGATGCGTCGTATGGCATCCGGCGGGGATTGGGATCAAGAGAGCATTGACCGCCTCATTCAATACTGCGTGCAGGACGTCAAAGTTGAGCGCGCCCTTGAGAAGAAGATGGGTTGATGACGGGCTTATCGGAACAAGAGCAACGCGTCTGGGTGCTCGATCAGATCATAAACAATCGCGGCGTGCCGGTCGACGTGCCCACAATCGAAAAGGCGATCGACCTCGCCGAAAAAGCTAAGGCCGATCTAAACGCGCGAATGAAAGCAATCAACGGCATTCACGCTTCACAAGTAGCCGCCCTGACAATGTGGATTGAAGGCCAAGGCTACCCCATCAAGAGCCTCGCCAAGACTACCATGCTAGAAGCCCTCGACGATGACGCATGCCCCGATCAAGTGAAGGACGCCATACAAGTGCGCCTGGAATTCGCCAAGGCATCTACGGCCAAGCTCCAGGCCATGATCGACGGCGCAGATGATGACGGCAGGATCCGGGGAACGATGCAATACCATGGCGCGCACACGGGGCGCTGGGCTGGAAGGCGCATACAACCCCAGAACCTCCCACGCCCCACGATGTCGCAGGAGGAGATCGAAGAGGCCGTCGAAAAAATTTCCCGCGGAGATACGGACTTCGACAACCCTATGGAGGTCTTGTCGAACTGCATCCGCGCCATGATCAAGGCGCCTCCTGGCCATGAGTTCGTGGCCGTGGACTTTTCCTCCGTTGAGGCGCGCGTCCTGGCGTGGCTCGCCAACGAGGCGGAGCCCCTGTCCGTTTTTGAGAATGGCGGGGACATCTACCTTCACGCCGCGTCGAACATCTACGGCCGGCCGATCACGAAGAGCGACAAGGAGGAGCGACAGATCGGTAAGGTGAGCACGCTCGCACTTGGCTACGCGGGAGGCGTCGGCGCCTTTCAGAACATGGCGCGTGTTTATGGCGTCAAGG